CACGATAGTTGTCTACGCCAAAGACAAAATCAGGTTCAAACCCGGCAAGCTTGGAAAGAACTTCCTTTGCCGAGGCGTTATCAATAATAATGCTTGAAGCCTCGACAGCGCTCTCGGCTATTTTGGCTGGGTTATACTTTATCGAGGTCTTTGGAGACACTTGATTTTCTATTATATCGGCAATAATTTTATTAACCTTCTTATTTTGCCAGCCACCAGATACCCTCACCCACTCCAGCTGTTCGTAGTAGCCGAATCCACTGTAGCATTGCTCAGTTGTTTTTGAGGACTTTCTTGGCAGGTCATAAATAAACCCCGTGTACCAGGGGTCGGAGCTAAAGAAAGGAAAGATATCGACCCTGGTGCGATAGCCAATTTCAAAGGACGGCTTCTCAGTCAAGGTTAAATCCATAGAGCCACAGCCGGATTCTAAAAGCTCAAAATTGACTTCCTTGATAAGATGGTTAGCTGCATCACTCCCCAGCTCGCCGATTTTATTATCAGACGGATCGTAGAAAACGAGTTTAAACCCCTCTCCGATCGGGATGTATAATGGAACATAGATCCCCGGGCTGAAGCCCGAAAATCTTGTTTCCCGGAACCTTTTCCCACCGCGGAAATACATCATCAGATGTAGGCCTCCGAGTACTTAATGCTCGCCAAACAGGCCGGTCCGCTGTATTGAATCGAATTATTCTGCCCGCCCAGAAGCCTGGGAAATGCGCCGGAGAAATAGCCAATGGCATTCTCGCCGTTGACCTTAACCGTTCCGTTGTAGGAGTCAATTTCAATAATATCTTCCGCAACCAGTAAACGGGCAAGTTCACATCCCAGCCCGTTGATATCCAGAGAAACGGGGCCTCCAGAATCGGCCATAGTCAGCGTTATAACCGGGAACGTGTCCGCCGTGCCGCCGACTACAATTGAATGTTCATATCCATATATTCCTCCGAGATTAAAATTCTCTTCTTTCTCTTCTCCGTACCAGAACGGGTCACCCGCCTGGTAGCTGATTGAAATGTTATAAAGAAAGCCCTTTTTGCCAGTATCTTGAAGCGAGCTCTCCAGGAGTTTATCTATCTTTATTCGCCTGCCCTTATACCATAGCTCCAATCCCCTTTTATTCGAAAAAGCATGAATTGCATCAAGAAGAGTTTGAGCTTCCGTTTCATCCGCAGCGTATAAGATACCGGTCACGTCAACCCGCCTGGGATTAAAGCAACAGTCTGAAGTTTCTTTGCTGAGATTTGAAAAAGGAAGCTGGACGAGGGAGGATCGTCTGCTTATAGATTCAGAGCGAACATAGAATTTAGGGGGGAAAGAAAGAGTATTATTGTCTTTATCTTTCAGGTATGGCGGGCTTATGGTCATCTTATCCCCCTCAGCATGGATTGAAGCTTCGCGGCCATCCGTTCGGAAATTTCATCCACTCCGCCAGCATTATTCACATCGCCATAAATGTTTACAGATAGGTTGATATTCGGCCCACCAGCTCCGGCCATCGCAAAAGCGGGATAGCGATTAAGGGGGATTACCGCCTCGGGTCCGGCCTCGCCCACCACGGCCAGGGTGGGCCTCGTGACTATGCCGCCTTCGGCCAGCTTGATGGCAGAAAAGAGCCTCGACACGGCCGCTATCGCCCCGGCAACAAGAGCGATGTTGATGGGAAACGGGACCGCCTTCATGACATTCGCAATCTGGCTGGCTATGGCCTCAGCCTTCTTTGCGGCTATCGTCTTGATGGCGCTCTGAAGCGTAGCGACGACCAGATCCTTTAATGCTCCTATGGCTGTTCTGGCCATAGATTTGAATGCGTTTCCGAAAGCGGAAAGAATGTTCCCGCCCTGTTCTCCCCAGGCTGCAAACGCTTCGAGGAAATTATTGCAGCTGGCCGCCAGCGTATTTTCGATAGAATCCTGGACGAATGCCACATACTGCTTCCAAGCATCATATTCCTCCAGAATCTGCTCCCGCTTCTTCTCATAATATTCGTTCCAGAGAGCCAAGAGAGTATCTTTCTGCGCCTGGTTATAGGCCTGCTCTTCAATAATTGCCGCTAATTTTGCCTGACGCTCCTGCTCCAGAGCAAACAGCTTCTGGTCCTTTTCATTCAGCGTCATCAAAATTATGGCATTGCTGACTTCCTGTTTCTTGGCCTGATAATCCTTTTCGGCCTGGATTCTGGCCATTGCCAGAGCCTGTTCTTCTTCCTTTATGCGTTTGGCAAATTCGATCTTCTCGTTAAGCTCTTTTTCCCGGGCAGATTTTTCAAGTGCTGCGAGCTGGGCGAGATAAGACTGGCGGGCTGAAAGAAGCAGCTCGGCCCGGGTTTTCTCATCGGTCACTTCCTGGTTAATCTGAGCGATCCGTTCTTCATATTGAGCCCGCAGGGAATATCGACTGTATTCGAGTTCTCCGAGAGTGGCTTTTTTGACCTCATCAGTCAGCTGTTTCCTAAGAGAGATTATCTTTTCTATCTGCTCCTTGGTCTGGAGTCCGGCAGCCAGGGCTTTTTCCTTCTCAAGCCTTTCCTTTTCCTGAGCCTCCCTCTGTCTATCGATCGCTTCAGCATGTTTTTTGCCGACCTCCGCCAGGGCCTGCTGCAATTCCTTCCCCTCTTGCCCCTTGTAAATCGCCCGAGCCATCGCAGCGACATTGCCATTGTATTTATCGGTCAAAGCCTGGAATTGTTCGCCGGTCATTCCGGCCTGCTGGGCTGCCTCCCAAAGTTTCGCTTTGAGCTTTTCCTGAGTCTCTTTTAACCGCTCATCTGCCTGCCTGTTGTATTCTTCCTGTTCCTTCAGCTGAGAGAGAATATTGTAGAGGGTAAGACCAGCGGCAGCTGCGACTCCGAGCGCAATGGTTAAGGGATTGATGGCGCCGATAAGAAGCCTAAAACCGGCCGCGAGGGCGGGAAGCATCTTAAGCAATTGGCCCGTTATCATCATCGCTGGCCCGGCAGCGGCCGCCAGACCGGTCATAACGATGATTACAGTCTGAATCGGCTTGGGCAGAGAATTAAAAGCCTGGACAACACCGGCAATAATTTTCGCTCCCTTCTGCGCCAGGGAGAGAAGAGTCTGGAAGGCGGGCATCAGGCTCATTCCGAGATCGATGGCCGTCTGTTTGAGCTGGCTCCCCAGAATTCTCAATTTATTGGTTGGACTGTCCATCGTCCTGGCCAGGTCGCCCTGGGCCGTTTTTGTCTGCTCCATGATCAGCCCATATCTGGCCATAACCTTCTGCTGTTGGGTCAGCTCGCTTCCCATCTGAGCGATGCCGTGAGTATAGGCATACGCCTTGACGCTGGCCTCATCGACCACGATGCCAAGCCGTTTCAGAGGCTCAATTTCGCCCGTTATCCCTGCCCTTAATTTCTGAAACGCCTCTTCCGGGTTAAGGTTATAGAAACTGGCCATATCATATGCCAGCTTGGTCAAGCCGGTTGATAGCTCATAGGCGCTCTTAGTCCCCATTCCCATCGCATCGAACATGTTATAGAACGTGCCGACGTTTTTTCTGACCTCGTAAGCATTCAATCCGAGTTGCTTTCTCAAATCCTCGGACCAAGCCCTGGCAGCCGCAGCCATCTCCCCCATAGAGATTTCGAAAAGATTTTCGGATTCCTGGGCATCCATAGCGGCCTTTATAGCGGCTGTCCCGATTCCGACAAGGGGTAAAGTAACGGCTGTAGATAGGGCAAAGCCAACGTTTTTAAAAGCCTTGCCGGTTTCAGCTAATTTGCTTTTAGAATCATTTAGGGCCTTGCTGAGTTCAGTAATATCAGCCGAAATTTTTACAAGCAGACTTTTTATTTCCATCACTCAATCCCCAGCCTCTTCTTCAGTGTATCAAGTTCCGCCCTCACTTCTTCTCTGTTCAATTTCCTGCCTTCCATCTGAAAGCACTCCGGCAGCAGATCGTTGAAATCAACCGCCTTCCCATTATTATGGGGAGCGAGCAAAATGGCTGTGAACCAGGCCATTCGTATCCACTCTGCCCGCTCCTTCTCATGCTCCCGCTCTGATATGCCCTCGAGAGCCGTCAAGAGCTCTTCAGGCAGCAGTCGGCTGAAATCTTTTCGGCGAAAGATCCCCAGATAAGCTGCGGCTAATTTTCTTAGCCGCTTGAGCCAGTCTCCCGAGAATCTTCCGCCGTCAACACGTTTTTTCCGACCTCTTCAGGTGAAATCGTCTCTGCCTTCAGTTCGGGTGGCTGCTTGACTCCACTCTGAGCAAAGATAGCTCGCATCACTACATCCAGAATCCGCATGATATCAAGCCTGTCGCTCCGGATGGCTTCATTCAAAAGTCTCTTGGTCTCTTCATAAGTGAGAGCTGGATCTTCCCATCTTAGCCCGGCAAAAACCAGAAAGGGCAGGTCCCGATAGGTGATGTTTAGAGAAGCAAGGTCGAACTCTTTGCCGTTTGCAGAGCCGAAATGATCGGCGATAAGATCCCAGGCGTCAAAGTCGAAAATCAGCTTCCGAGGGCGATCAAGTTCAAGCACAAAATCCTTCACTATTCACCTCTTCATCAGGTTGTGGACAGGGCCCCGGAGAGCTTGAAGCTCACCGATACGGTGCCGGCCTCTTTCAGCGGTCCCTTAATAGAAAGCTTTGTCACCTGGAACAAGCCGCGGAAAAACTTGGACGTTGAAATGTGGAAGCGGAGATCAAGCATCGTGTCGTTGAGATATGCATCCTCAAGCTCGGCGTAACCCACATCACTCTCCAGCATGAAGTGCTCGGAAGAGATTTCGGCCGATTTGATCCCGATAAGCGACTCCGCCCAGCCGGCCGAATCCTTATCCGTCACGTCGATGCCTTCTCCGGACATATCGATCGTGGCATCAGTAGCTCCGCCGATCTTGGTCCAGACAGGCGTTTCAGGCGTGCCGGTGTTGACCTCAACATAGATGTCCGTTCCCTTGATTTTGGCCATAGTTACCTCCTGATTTGGCTTTTCAGCCTGTAATATAGATTCAGCCCCTTTATAAGGGGCCGGTTGTTTTCATCCCTGGAAAATACTTTTCTGCAGGCATGAAGATAGATCCTTGCTCTCTCGGTCTCGATTTCTTCTTTCGCCTGTGCCAGCAGAGAATCCAGCAAAGGGCTCATATCTTCCCCGCCATATCGGACCGAAACCATATGATCCTTCTCCTCGTTTATCCTGCTTCCAATAGATATTGAACAGGGCAGAACCTCTATTTCTTCGTTCCGGAATCTTTCCGTCAATATCCCTGAAATATCGATACTCTGCGGTCGGGGGGCGCTCTTTCGCTTTCCCACCTCAAACCTCCTCGACGAGATATTTGAGTTTCAAAATCCCGTGACGGGTAATTCCATCTATATCGATGATCAGCCCTGACATATCCAGGCCTTCGCATACGGCCCTGAACGAATCGCCCAGGGAGAGCGGAGATGACGTCAGAGCCTGAAGCACTTCGTCCATGATTTCAGCCACTTCTTTTTTGCCGTGATAATCGGACCATATGTGAACCGTGGCCGTGACCTCCTGGCCGGGCCGGAATTTATCTGACCAGTCCCTTCCATCTATTTCACCCATAACAATGTGTGGCATTGGGACGTTCTCGGGAAAATCATCGTAGACCTCCCGACCGGTAGCGCTGACGATCCTATCCCTTATTGCCTTGTGAAGGATAAGAAAAGGGGACTTCATTCTTTGCTCTCCAGCACTTTCTTGATTCTTTCCACAAATCTGTCTTTTTCTTCTTCATATGCCGGCTTGAGATATGGCCGTTCTTTCAATCCTCTCTTGGCGATGGCTCTGCAGATCGGCCAGGCCGATTTGAAGCCGTGATGCCGGGCCCAGTCCTCCAGGGCATCGGGCGGCGGGAAGTGCGGCCTGGTCCCAAATTCAACATATGGGGCATAGGGAGCTATCGAGCCTATTTCTGCAGCCATTCCGCCCTGGACAGAATCAACGATAATCGAGTTCCGAAGATTGCCTTCATCTATAGCTTTGGCGGACCGAAGATTTTTCTTAGCCTTCCTCTGGATATCGAGGGCCGTCATCAGCACTTCCCGTTTGATCCTCTCTCTCTTTGAAAGAATCCTATCAAGCGATTTTTCCAGCTCGTTCAATCCCTTGATTTCCACCCTGGCTGCCATGCTTCACTCCGAACAAAGAAGCTCCAAAAATCTCTTCCGCTCTCCCACGTCAAGGATTCCTTCAATCTCAAATATCCGGTCCCCATGTTTGATACGCATCTCTGTGGTGACGTCAGGTCGATATCGAACATATACTCGATGGGTAACCCCCGATTGAACGCTCATGGCCTCAAATTTTTCATGGGCCGATAGCGGTTCTATCCGTGCCCAGGCCGAAAACGCGTCCCGCCAGACGATTTCCTTCCCGCCGTAACCATCATCGAGTTTGGTTGCGGATTGAAAAACAATTCGACTGCGAAGTTCCCCTATTTCGGGGATTTCAGATCGTCTGAACCTGGTCACAGCCATCCTAAATCCTCAATACCCGATACGGCCAACACAGGGCGGAAATTGAATCAATTAGCGTCTGGCTTTCCACCTGGCCCCGATTCTCGTATAGGATTGCCAGAGTCAAGAGAATAGCGGTTTTCAGCGGGGCGGGAACCGCGCTGGCGTCTACCCCATATCCTGCCTTCCCGGTTATGATGAAAGAAGCGAAGCCGCGGTGAGCCGGCCAGGAATAGCCGGACTTAAGTTTGATGCGTCCCATCGGGCCAGAAGTATCGACCTCATAACTGCTTGAATCCACTTCCGAAACGGTGCCGTCATCGGCCACCACCTCGATCTTTGTGATTTCCTGAAGCGGGGAATATGGCACATGGATAGTTTCTTCGGCCTCGTCAAGCGCGTATATAAAGTCGGCAGTCAGGAGCTTTTGCCCTGTAAATTTTTCGACGGTCTCTTCAGCCACGGAAATAAGAGAGCTTATCAGTTCGTCATCATCGGTTGTATCCACTTTAAGATACAACTTGGCTTCTTCAAGACTGATGACTGCCATCTTCAGCCTTTCCTGGCTTTAGATTTCCTTTCCGGCTTTTGTTCCGCTGCGGTTGATTCGATCTGCTTGGTCTCACTTATTCCGTCCAGAGTCTTATCTTCTTCAGCCCAGCCCTGAGCCAGGAATATGTTCGCCAGATCATCCGGTATCGAATACACCTGCCCGGCCCGATACTGAAAGACCTGGATTCCGTCAGGGCTACCGAATCTTGTTTGAATCATTCTGATTCTTTTCATCCTTTCCTCCAGAAAGAGAGCGCCAGGGGGCGAGCCTTAAAGCTGCGCCCCCTTATACTCAAACTAAAAGGCGCTTTCTCAGCTGACCGGGGCGTGTCTCGGATAGCCCTTAACCACCAGGCCCAGAAATACTCCGCCGGTTGAGGGACTGCCGGACACAGTTTTTAAGTCAAGCCGGATATATCTTTTGTTGCCGATATATCCGAACTGCTTCACCGTGTCGTCATCATCGGCCGCAAAAGTTGGCTCTGAACCGAGAATATCCTCATCTGCCACAGCAGCTGCATCGCTGAGATCGGCATTATTGCCTTCCTTCAGCTCGAACTCATAGCCCGTTCCGTCAGTGATGGTTCCGCTGGCCACGCAGATGAGCGCACCGTTGAAACCGGCCAGATCGATAATTTCGCCCTCGGTGGCCACCTTTAGAGTGGCGCCCTTAAGAGCGATTTCAGCCTTAAGATTGTTATAAAGGTCTCTCACACTCACGTTTCACCTCCGTTAGCTGGCAGCAATCTTCAGTTTCCTGAAGGCCTCAGGAACAACCACGCCACCATCCATCCGCTTCCAGAACAGGAACCCGACTTTGCCTTCTGTAGCATATTTTTCCACCAGTCTCTGAACGCTCATGCCGACACGGTCAACGATTTTGTATCCAGCTTTGAAATTACCAAAGATGATCGGATATGAATTTGAGGCAACGAGAGGCATATGCGGGTCTTCATATATCGGATAACCGAGCAGGGTGGATGGCTCGCCGGCCTGAAGCGCGGGTTGCCACAGATATCGGCCTTCCTGGTCCTTCAGAAGTCTTATCTTAAGAATGGTAAGACGGTTCAACAGCCAGCCGGCGCCGGGAGCATAAGCAGAAGAAACATTGTAAGCGAGATCGAACAGGCTATCTGCGGTCACGTCTGTGGCACTTCCAGAAACTACATGCGGAATATTCGCGGTCAACAGACCTTCAGGTTTCTGAACGCCGTCGCCGGTGACAAACGCCTTGCCTTCTTTCCAGGCATAGATTTCAGCGACTTTTCTCTGGATGTAGCCCTCAATATCAAAGGCCGCATCTTCAATCAGGGTTCTCTTCGGAGCGACCAGGGCCTGAAGCTCAAAGGGCGTAAACCTCTCTTCGGCGAATTTAATATCCTGGGCAGCAAGCGTTTCACCTGGCCAAGCCGCGAACGCGTCCATATCAACAGCCGCTTCCTTTGGAATTTCAAGGCCAGCTCCACCGATAGGCAGAACTTCAACCAGTTCTCTGATACGCGAGAACACTTTCTGGAGCTCGATTATGCGATTGTCGAACTCGATCGGGGTCACATAACCGCCGGTCACATCCTCGGAAACCCGCATGACCTTCAGCTCATCGGGGGCAAGCCCCTTTTCGCCTTTCCGAACCCAGGAAAGAAAAGCCTTACGCTCGGGAGAAACCGTCTGCTTTTTCTCGCTCATGGCAGCAGTGACGGCGATTTCCTTCAGCCTGAGTTCGAGCTCGTCGATTTTCTTTTTGATCTCAAGCTCGGCAGCCTGGCTCTTTTCCTGGAAAGCTTTGAAGTCCGAGTCCGCTATCCGGCCTTTGAGGGCGTCCTCATACTTCTGACGCTCGTCATGAATGAGCTTGATAATCTTCTCGACGTCCTCTTTAGCCTCTTGGGCCAGCTCAGACTTCACCTTGTTGATCAGTTCCTTTACTTGCAATCCGTCCAAGTTTTTCCTCCGTTACTCTGAAACTTTCTCGAGGACTTCTAACCATATTGATTTACTCCCCGGCTTCTCCAGCGCCTCGATAACTGGATGAAGTGGGTTTTTCAGCGGCTCTCCGGACTGAGTGCCTTTCGGCGGCTCGTCGGAAGAGTGCATATATGAATCCTGTTCATAATCGCCAACACCAATGCGTTTAGCGTGGGAGACAAGATGTTTCATCGCCTTGCTTCGCAGCTCCTCAGCGGAAATTGAATCCGTCACGGGCTTGATCTGATTTGCCCTGGCCAGGGCATTTCTTAGATGCGGGATATCAACAGAATCATCGTCATTCGGGTCCGTAACGCTTTTTTATGGTGCGGCAGATGCCTGGCTCTTTTATCATCGGTATCGCCATTTTTATACGCCGGCTCAATCACAGCGAAGGCTTCATCCGGAAGCGAATTTATAAAGGCGACTGTCCATTCTGCTTTCTCTTGCTCAAGCCTATCTATGCGATCAATAAGAGACTTTACACTTTCGACCAGGGCCTCCTGGTTCATCGGAAAAAGAGTAATTGAACCCTCATCGAGCGCAATCTCTTTGAGGCGGCGGACCGCCTCCCCGTTTATCGTGTCGTAGGCCCATTTGATGGCCCGATATCCTATCGAAAGGCCTACTTTTACCCCACGCTCAAGAAGGTTTTTAACTTTGAACCGGGCTTTCTGGCTGTCCTCATCGTCAAAAAAGTCCGCATTTATCAGGAGACCTTTTGCATCCTCTTCAGCCCTGAACGTTCCGACAACAAGGTCAGGAAGCGATGGATTATGATGCCAGAGTAATGGAAAGGATTTTTTCTCTTTAATCGTCTTTTTGAAAGCGCCCTTTTCGATGATATCTCTGCCCAGATCAACCACATCGAAAACAGAGAGATAACCTTCCATATGGCCGGAGTCTGATATTTCCTTGATTTCTATTTGAAAGGTTTTTCTTTCGATTGCCATAATAATTACCTCCTCATGGCTGAATAGCCGACATCGCATCGACACTGTGGATGAAGCGGCGGGGTTTTAACCCCGGCCGAAAAGTCTTCATCCAGGCCGGTGGTTTCACCGTCCAGGGATCCGCATTCCGGGCAGGTGCGTTCATCCTCTGCCGTCATCCATTCTTTCTGAACCTCCGAGATAAGCCCGGCTTCTTCCATCTGCCTGATGCTTTCCCACTGTCCGAATTCATAGGCAGAACAGAGTTCTGTCCGGGCTATTCGTTCGGCACGGGCCCGGAGCAGAAACTGCGAATATTTTTGAGTCAGGCCATCTATCTTCTCCAAACCCAGCCCTTGCGCCATAAGTTCGGCCCGATAGTTCGCCACAGCCTGGGCCTCTCTTGAGAGAAGGCCGATGAAAGACCGCAGCATCTGAGAAAGCTGGTAATTGCTGGTGATTCCCTGAAAGACTTGATGGCGCAGAAGCACATTGATGGTGCTCGCCTGTCCCTGAGTTAATTCACGGATTAGCACTCCGCCGCGCTCTGCCGTCCATTTCAGGATATAGGCGTGAACTCGATTGAATTCCGGCGCTTTCCTTGCCCCGAGCGCTTCAAACATGAAATTCCCGGCTGTTTCTATCGCATTCTTCCAGGCCGGCTCAAGCGCTGCCTCCATCCATTCAGCGACGACAACATTCCAGGCATCGATTAATCCTTGCTGCACATATCCGGTCTGCCTTATATATTCGATATCTCTCTCTGTGGTCGCCTCTTTCATCGCTTTCCAGAGCACATTGACTTTTTTCTTCAGCACCGGTTCAGCCTTCCGCAGATAGGGCAGCAATTTCCCCGGCCGACTGCGTCCGGTCAGAATAATCCGTTCGGATCTCCGGACCTTCTGTTCGATGAGCTCGTATATCATTCCTCTTCCTCTGTGGTGCCCGTAATGTATTCCAGAGGGATAACATTCCCGCCGACAAGAAGCTTGTCAGCCCCGGGCTCTTCTGCTCTGCCCCAGCCGAGCTCTTCTCTGGCTTCGTTTGTTTTGATTATCCCCCTGTCTTTGGCTTTGCCAACCCGCTCCCAGAGCTCTGCCAGATCGGCCGACAGCGCCTCGATTCCACTCGTGTCGTAATTAATGAACAGATCCTCTCCATATTGCCTGACAATGCGATAATTGAGTTCCTCTTTGAGCTTCTGAAGATGCGGCAGAACCGCCCAGTAGTAAAGGGCTTTAACCGCCTCTTTAGCGTTGCTGTAGGTCTTATACTCCACATCCCCCAGAAGCTCTGATGGAACGTGAAACACATTTGCGACCCGGCGCAGGATCCCAACCTGAAGGGGCTGGAAATTAATATCATTTGGCGAGAAGCCCGTCTTCATCGGTTTGAGACCGCCTTCCAGAATAAGCGGCTTCATCACCTGCTCGGGGCCTAGATGCTCTGAAGAAATCTGTTCTTTGAGAAACTTCCGTTGATCTTCTGTCAGCGGCCTGTCGGTATATACAGTCATGGCTGGCATCGCTCCGTGTTTCAGCAGCTGGAACATCCACTCATCCGAATAGGATTGAATGTCGATCTTCTTGGCTATCGATGCCACAGGACTGAGACCCTTTAGCTCGAACTCGCCATCCTCTTCGGGATTCGGCATCCGGAAATGGATGATTTCCTCTTCGGAAAACATCGCGCTTCCGTATCTGTAAGAAATCCGATTCCCGCTTTTGATCGGCTCCACGCGGCTCGGATGAAGGAATCTCGATTCCACTCTGGTCCTGAAGACAGGAACGGTGAAATGCAGATAGGCATTTCCGGTGAGGAGTTTGTGCATCAGATACTTTTCAAGAAGCTCGCTCCAGGTCATCCGATTTCCGGGCCGTTTAAGAAATTCAACTAATGGGTGGCTGTCGACCTCGATTACCTCATCGCCCTTTTTCTGATACAGATACCAGGGCACGGTGGAGGCGGCCAGCTGAATCTTTGTGATGCAGGAATAGACTGCATCGCACAGTGCCATTGCCTTGATGTAATTCCCCAGCCGATCGGCGACAATTCTTCCGATTCCCGGAATCTCAATGACGGTATATCCGCCTGACATTGACGCGATCGCCTTCTTCCTGAACGGCCAGATTGCCATCAAGGCCTCCATATAAACGGCTGCATAGCAGAAATATTTCTGCAGGCCCAGTTCGCAAGAGCCAGAGCGATAACCCCATCATCGTGATACCCCTCAGGCGCTGAATATCTAATGGAGCCAGATCCTGTTATCTCATACTCGAATATTTCTAGCTCATCAATTAGAACCGGATCGTTAAAGATTTTTATTTTCTCGGTCTCAAATGACATCATCAACGCCTGGATTAACTGCTTCTTCGTCTCATTCGTCAGTTTGTAGCCCTGGACATTAAGGCCCATATTTCTCAGGTCTTCATAAATGGGATCTCCGACTCCTGTTGAATCCATAAGGAGCCATGCTTGATATTTTTTACCGCTTCAGTTATTCGGACCTTTTGTAACGACCAATCAATCTCATTGAACCGGTCTGAATAGACCATACGGCCCTGGTCATCCAAAATAATCAGCCAGGTATAGTCCTGAAGTCTGGCCAGGTCCAGCCCCGCATAATAAGTTCGCCCTGCTTCTGCTTGTCTTGGCTCAGCTCCAATTGAAGCGCGGATATTTCGGAAAACCGAAGACGAGTCATCCAGAAACTCAGCATATATTTCCTGCCTCTGGATTGATTGCGGAATTTCAGAAACAAGTTCCTCCAGCTCTTCCCTTGAAAGGAAGGGATTGTCAAAGCTTGTAAAATGGAAAAACTCCCAATTGTCTTTTTCTCTGGCCATCGTGGCCAGCCTGTGGAAAAGCCCCTTGCCTTTTGGTGTCCCCCCGATATAGACATCAGGGTTATAGTCCAGCATCATCGGCTGTATGGTGTTGTGCCAGAGATATTCATCGCGAAGAATAATCCCTGCCTCATTCAGGATTATGAAACGATAGCCGAATCCTTCGATGAGCTCCGGCCGGTCCGCACTTCTCAGGTCGAGCTTTTGCTTTCCTATGGTCAACTCCTTCTTCTGCTGTCTCCACTTCCAAGCTGACGGTGGCAGGTGTCGAAGCACCGGATAGAAATATCTCTCGATGTAGCGGTCAATGTTTGAGTTCACCGTGTCAACCCACAGCCCGGGCCCGATTCCTTCGAGAAGATACTCGATGACCAAATTCGCAAAGCCTTTTGTCAATCCAAATCGGCGCCCCTTAGCGATGACCTTCTTCTTGGCCTTCGATTCGAAAAATATCTTCTTCTGCCCGGAATGGTAGTGAATCGGAAGCACTATATCATGCCGAGCATTCATAAGCGCTTCCATCACTCCTCCGGCTTCCGGTCAGTAATAATTCTCTGGATTTTGATCGTAAATTCCTGAGGCATGTCTATCGATTGCTTATCAGACATTCCAGTCCAGTTCTTCATGCAGAAAATCCATCGTGCATCTGACCAGCGCTTGAATTCATGCGCCACCGCATTCCTTTTGGTTTCCCATCTTTTTATAGCTTCGGAAAACTCCGCATGCTGTTTCTGCCATTCGTAGAGCGTATCTACATGTACTCCCAGAATTACGGCAATATGAAATATTGAGCAATATCGTTCAAAGTTCTGGACATTGAGCTCTTCTGCAATCTGCAGTACAATACGGCAGGCCTTTTCCGACCGGAATTTTGTCGGCCGCCCGCCCTTATTTTTATTCTTTTTCTTCATTCTTTTATCTCCACGATAGCCACGGCCACAAGCCTGTCTGCTCTATGGAGTTCATTAAGCTTCGAGAGCAGGTTATCGCCGGGATTGTCGAGCTCTAAGGTTATTCTCGCACTTTTATCTCCGCTCCTTAGACTTTTTATGTTCACCTCCTGTATAAGAGCCTCAAAGGCTATCTTTTTGGGCTCTTTCTTCATCGAATCAAGCCCCCGTTAATCTTCGCTTCTATTCTCGCCACCCGCTCGCGCAGGCCCTCAAGTCCCAGAAAAATCTTTTCATGGTCCTGCCTGTTCTCGAATCGGAGTTCGTTCATCTCCTCCTGCAGCTGCGAAATCTTCGTCTCGTGAATGGCGCATCGCTCCGGGTTTGCTTTCAATCCGCGCTGCCTAGTAAGTTTAATTTCTCTGATTTTTTCCCTGGCAATGAAGGC